CCCTATCTCCACCACCAGCACCTCTTACAGCTTTAGCAGTTAATACGAACTCGCCATCAGATAATCTGGCTGGTACAGAATCACTTGTGCCAGTTCCAGGTCCGTTGACCTCTCCGCCATTGGCAGCCATCACTCGTCCAATGCCTTGTTTTTCTCTTACTCTTCTAAAGTATTCTTTTCTTTCTTCTTCATTGTTTAAATTAAATTCCATGCCATCAACAATACCAGTGCCTAATCTTGCTTTACCCGTTGGATAAGGTCTCATGGCAGTTTCTGTCTTCTTTTCTTCATCATCATCGAATCCACCACCGAGTGCAGTTAGTCCAAGACCTGCGATACCAGCAGTGGTAAATGGATTTTCTTTAGCAAAAGTACCTATCTTGCTAAATATTCCAGGGTCTTCTGATGGTACAAATTTTGGAATAGATTTGTTGACAGCAAAATCAGCCTCCCCAGTGTTTTGACTTACAGTGCTTCCAACTGCTGTTCTACCTGGAGGTATAGCATTAGCAGTATTAAAGCTTCCTTGTGCCATATACCCACCAAGACCACCAAGACCTGCTGCTATGAGTGCGTCCTCTGTGTCCCCACCACCAACAAGACTTCCGATACCACCACCAAGTGCTCCACCAAGTGCGGCATACCCTGCAGGTCCTCCAATGTACATACCTATGGCACTACCAATTAATGGTGCTGCTTTCTTTAAATTTTGTGTGATATTTCTAAAAATTCCCATATTAAATACTATACCATTTATGTTACAATTTTAACAGTACCATTATCGTTAAACAAAGCACCAGACTCTAGTCCCTCAGAACTTGTTGGCAATTGTGTCAAAGTTATCTTAGTCCCTCTCAACTCACCAGGGTTTTGTAGTTGTGTTATCAACTGGCTTAAACTTCTAACCATATCATTAAAGTATTCTACATCATATTCGCCAGGTGGCAACGAAAAGGTTGGTGGTACAAGTTGTCTACTCATCTATCTCCATCCGCTCTAATATCAACTCTTGGTGTGCCAAGTCTCCAGTTTACACCTTGTGTCGTGCTTTCTACTCTAAGACCAAATGATCTACCACGCAACCTTAAATGATTAAGTTCCGTGGTCGATGACACAGTATTTGTAGATGTTTTAACAAATCCACCACCTGGACTACGTTGTGCTTTTAACGAAAACACGGCTTGTTTATTATCGCTACTTAACCCACTGTCGCTATTGTCAAAGCTAACATCTGGTATCATTCTTCTTAAAAAAACAAATTGATCTCCATCTTGTACATCTATTGGACTTGATTCAATAAATGATGTAAATGCAGTTCCATCATTATCGTTACCTTTCTCATGGTTGTAAACAAGGTTAGAGTCTGTTGCCATAGGATATTGATATACACCTCTATCTATCCAAGAACTTCGTGCAAGACTGCCAACATACCAAATCTTTTGATCATAATTATAAACGGCATATTTATCATTGTCACCAGTTCCATCATTTGATATTGCGTTTGTGGCTGATGGATAAAACCAAAACACTTCACCAAAAGCTGAATTAACACCTGCATATACTTTATCTGATTGTGTTTCGTTAAAATCTTGAAATATATGATCTCTTACAGAACAAGGTAAAACTTGAACACGACCATCATACACATAAAATCTATCATAACCCATCCAGAACACAGCATCACCAACTGCAACCGCACTATTAAATCCTCGTACAGTTGTATTACTTGCAAGTTGAGTAATGCCAAAAGTAAAAGGAGGACCTATAAACTGCATACTATGAACTGAAGTATCTGTTAAAACAATCATTTCTCTTCTTGTTTTTACTGCATTTATAATTTCTGAACCAGAACCTATTCTTAAATCACCTGCCGTATTAGTAGCAGTTGGAATCCATTGGAAAGGATTTTCTTGTGTGCTAAATCTAATTAACAATCTGTCTTGTTCATTAGATCCTAAAGGATTAGAACCAAAACAAATAACATGACGATCTCTTTCAGATACAATAACTTTTCTTGATTTTCTAGGAGCATCATCAGATTTTTCTATTAAATTTATAGCTCTTGTTGTAACTGCATTTGTTTTGTCCCAGTAAAAAACAAAACCATCTCTTTCATTAAATATTAAGTCTTCACCAAAATTATCTTGTGACCATAATCTTAATGTTCCACCACCTACAACATCTGATGAAGCTGAACCCCATCCGTCTGCACCCCAAGTACCTGCACCCCATCCATCGCCTGGTACAACAGTATTAATACCTACGTTAAGTTGATACTCTGCATCTGCTGATCCAGCACTAGATAAAGCAGCAGCAGCATTTGCACTTAAAGTTATGACATAACTATTCTCATCTGTTACAGAAGTTACAGAAAATTCGTTATTGAGTTGAGTGTTTAAGCTAGAATTACCTGTGTTAGCATTACTAAATGTCACAAAGTCTCCAACAATAGCTCCATGTAATGTGTCATTTACAGTTACGCTTGTGCTATCAGTTGCCGATGTAAATGTTATAGCCATTTTTTAACCCACAGAGATTATTTCATTTCTAGTATCTTCAACAGTAACTGTTCCAATTTGACCAGTGGCAAATAGGTTAGCAGTAACTGGTCTTTGTATAGCTTCCACAGTTACAGTTCCAACTGCTGTAGTTCCTAGTATTCTTAAATTATTTTCTGGATTAGTTGATCTTACACTCACCACTTGTTCAGGGTCAACTACTACTGTTCCAATTTGACTAGTTCCAGCGTTACCAGAAACTACAGCAGTTACAGTCAATCCACCTAAATCAAAAACAACCTCTCCATTTATCACTTTTCTTCTAAGTGGTGTAATATCATTGTACCCTTGAGATTCTTCTATATAAAATTTAATCTCTGTGCCTAATCCTAAATAATTATTGCCTTGTAAGTTTGCCCAAGCGTGTAGTGATCTTGAAGTGCCTAAAAAAGTAGAACCACTATACTTCTCCCAACCACCTAATTTTTCTGGATAGCCAAAACGAAAACGAACTTTGTCACAATCGTTCCACCCACCTTTGTTTGAGTAAGATGTTGTCTCTTTATTTATTCCTGGTCTGAACTTTAAAGACGTTATTGGCACGATTAAATCTCATCTGGAAAATCGTTTATTGGTGCAGGGTCTCCAGTTAGATTACCATCACCATCAACTGGTGCATCAAACAATGCCATGAATTGTGTTAGGTTAGAGCAGTTATTAATAGCTGTTTCTATAGAAGCACATTTTGTTCTAACAGCATCTCTATATGTTGTTACAGTAGAAGGTATCGCAGTTGATTTCTCTGCATTTCTAATAATCATCCAATCGTGTTGATTTAACTTTGTTTGTGCTGTTTCTTTTGTTTGTTCTATCCAAAGAGTTTTAAGACCTTTAGTAACAAGTTGTTGATTCGTTCTAGGGTCAATAACTGCATTTCCATCAGAGTCAACCTCATTTACATCTGTAAGACTGCGTTCAATCAAAGTGCCATCTGTCTGTCTACCCCAATAAAATCTACTATCAAAAGGTTCTTCTGATGCAGGTGGATCCTCCCATGTTAACCCCATAGATTTCTTGTAATCATCTGTCCATATACTCCAATTAGACGGATGCCTAATTTTATTATCATCCACCCAACTTTTACCGATTTGAACTACTGTTCCATCTGCTTTTTTCCAAGGCATTATTATCTCCTATTTTGCTCTACTGAATTTAAACGGCTGTTCTGCATAAGCTAAATACACAAAGGTTGTTCCACTTGCATTTACATTTGTATCTGTCAATCTTGGTCTAAAACCATTTGAAAGAAAATCTAAATCTCTGTTTCCATCATCTTCAGCGTTGGCTAAATTTGCATATAATTGTCCATCAACTAAAGTGCCAAAATTAAGTCTTTTATTATCATAGATATACCAACCATTTGATGAACTTCCAGTGCTTTTAATTAATAAAAAAGCTGGTTTGAAACCAGTATAAACGAGAGGTCCGTCTGTTGAACCATTACCAGTATAAGCTCCTACTCTGCTAAATCCCTCTACATTAGAAAAACAATACATAACATAATTTATAGTGTTTTGATTTACTGTGCTATCTGTTCCAATAGAAACTACACTTGTTGTTGGTGCTGTATTATTAAATGAACCACTGTTAGTGCTAAATGCACCTGTGTCAAAATAAAGCTGTCCAGTAAAACCACTTTTATCTTGTCCAATAACCCAATTAGGAACACTTCCACCTGAGCGACTTTTTATAATTACCAGACTAGGTGCTACACTTAGACCATGTTTTATAGTTCCTGCACTGCCAGTTCCAGTGTATGTTACGATGCTGAATCCTGATGTTGTGTTTGCTTGAAACACAGAGTCTATTGTACCCACACCAGTTGAACTTGCATCGTTTGTTGTGGTTGTGCCGCCATTAGCTTTCCAGTTCCAAGCTACATAATTATCACCACTATTATTACTTGTACTTAAATCAGCAGTTGATGTCCAAGTCATTCCATCTGCATCAAAACTATCTAAATCAAAATTTGTATTAGCATATGGCTCATTAATTGTATTTTGTGATGATATAGCACCTGCACTCGCTCCCCTTGAACTATCAAACCAACCATGACCATATGATTGATTTCTTGTTTTTGTCCATACCAAATCGGGCTGAAATCCAACTCCAGTTAATGCTCTTGGATAACTATTATTTCCAGACCAAAGGAGAGTATTGAAATGGTCATCTGCTTGTGTGTCTTGATTTGGACTTATTGTAGTGTCTGGTAGGTTAGAACTGCACAACGCTAAATGATTTGTAGGCACAGCATCATGAAATAAGCCATTGCCATTTCCATCTGTATTTGTTCCTGCTGTCTCTGTACCATTAAATGTTGGATTTTGACCAAAGTTTATATTTATTGTTCTACTAACAGCACCACTTCCATCTCCAACAATTGGTATGTAATCATATCCAGTATCTAAATCTGCACTTCCTACTGAACTTCCATCTATGTAATAACTTATTGTTGGTGGACTAGCGTCCATATCTATTCCTATACCCCAAATTTGAGGATAACTTGGACTGCCCATGCCACTTCCAGTTCCACCTACATAACTTGCATTGTGAACAATACCATCTCCATACATAACCCAATTTGTTTCACCATAATAATAATCTGTACTTCCTGCACTTGTGCTTGTACTTGTTACGGATTGGTTTGCACCAAGAGTACCATTTACTTTAGCAACACCCATGCCACCAGAATTTGCATCTGGTCTAAATTCCCAATACCATTTACCACTATTAGGTGTCATTAAAAAAGTACCAGCACTAAAAGAACGACCACTTGTGCTTGTAACACATTTAAGATTGCCCTCAGATAAAGTGTTTGAAGTTACTGCTCTAAAATTAGAGTCTAAAGTACAGAAATTATTTGTAGGACTATCTGGCACAACATCTGTAGAAGCTAATCCATTAACAGAAAAATTATGACCTTGACCACTTTGGTCATCTCCAATGTTTGTTTGTGCTGTTGTTCCTTGTGCTGTTGTTCCAGTACCAGTAGCTTGAAAAGTTAATCTGAATCCGTTGTTACCATAAGTTAAAGAGGATAAAGTTTTGGGAATCCATACTGAATTTTTTTCTTCTCCAAAATCTGTAGGTGCTAACTCAGTACCATCAACAAAATTAACCTCTGCCATATATCCATCAAAGTAATAAGACAAGCCACCAAATCTACCTATTTGATGTTGTATAGCACTATTTAAATTTGTAATTGTTCCAGTATAAGTTAAAAGTAACTGATTATTTACATATCCTTTTATATTAGTACCATTGCTAACTACAAAAATATGATACCAATTAGTTGTATCCCTTAATAAAGCTGTTGAAGCACCTGCTGTAGCTCCAGCATTTGTCCAAAATGTAAGTTTATCATTTGATTCAATGCCAATAGAACCATAATTAGTTGAAGAACCACCTAATAAAACTCTAGTTAAACCAGTATTTGCTAATTTTATCCAAGCACTATAACTCCAAGTTGTGTTATTTGTTGGAGATACAAAAGTTCTAGATAAATAAGGACTATCCCCATCTTCAAAACGTAAAGATTGGTCTATAGTTTCTGGATAAAAACCCGTGCTAGGATTAGCCAACCAAAATGCTGAGTTGTTACTCATTAAGCCTCCACAAAGTCTTTCTGAATTGCTCCTAATAATATTGTACCATCGGCTTTTACAAAATAAGGCACGACATCCACATCATTTGCACCAGTAGATAAAGTCAAAGAAGTACCACCAGCTACATGATATCTGTCATCTGCGTGTGACAAAGTACGTCCACCAGTGCCATCTTGAACAAATACAAAAACACCCATTTGTCCAGCAACTTCATCGCCAGGATCTTGCAAGACTATATTGCCAGTCAATGTTAAAATAAAATTTGTATATTGTGAAAAATCTGGAGTAATATTTCCAGTTTGTGATCCTGCCGTTTGAGTATTAGGCACTGTGCTTGCACCAAAAGTTATAGCAGTGCCAGTTCCAGCATCAGAAGATATGCTATCTAAAGCAATACTTCCCACATTAGTAATGTTTGCATCATTAAAACTTGTAGCACCTAAAGTATTTGAAGCAGCAGTTGAAGTTATTCCAGCAGCAGCAGTTATACCACCACCATCTGCAATGGTTATGGCGTTGTCTCCATCTGTAAAGCCAATACTTGCAGTTTGAACCTCTCCACCAACTTTAATGTCTCCAGATACATCTACTCTTGTTGAAGCGTTTAAATCAATTATAGCCTCTCCATCAATTCTCAATGTACCATCACTTGATTGTTGTATAAAACTTGCAGCATCACCAAATGTTAGTTTATTTGTGCTATTTAAAGTAAGTCCAGTGCCATCTGTATGAGTAAGTGTTGTATCTGTGTCAGCACCAAAGCCTAAAACTGCACTATCTGATTTAAGAGTAACATCATCTCCAACAATCAAATCATCATCTACTGTTAAATCTACCGCAGCTAAATGTGCAAAAGCATCTACAACGGCTGCACCAGAACCTGCTCCATCTAAATACACAACTTTAGCAGTGCCGTTAGCAATTGTTATATTTGCACCAGATCCTTGACTTATAATAATATTATAAGGTCCAGAACTACCACTATCAGTTGTGGCATTTTCAATTATATGCACTCTTTTCATTGTGTTTGGACCAATCGTAATTGTACAATCTGAATCCAAAGCACCTGTATATTTAATAAATATAGCTCTTCCAGCATCAGAAGCAGCGTCTGCTACTGTGGTCGTATGTGTATTTGCATTTGTTGTTATAGCCTCTGTGCCAAAACCTAATGCCTCGCCTATAAGCTCTAAATTGGTATTTGTTTTTGTACCCCAGTTACCCGACTGTTCACCAGTCGCCATTTCCTCAAGTCTTAAATTATTTACAAATGTACTAGCCATATTACTTTCCTTTTGTTATGCCGCTTCATAATTAGCATTTTGTGACGGAACTACCTCAGTATAACTCACAGACACCTCGTTGGCAATAACTCCGTATAAATTTAAAGTTCCTAATGTTCCAGTACCTGCGACCCCAGTTATCACGATATTAGACACGGCAGAACTTGTAGCTGTACCTAAAGCGCTTGTAGCACTAGAACCTGTAACAGATACAACAATAGGTATTACTCCTGTTGCCGTTCCTAAAGCAGTTGTGCCTGCCGTTCCAGTTACTGCAAAAAGAGCCGTTCCAGTCACAACAGTGCCCGTGGCACTGTCGGTGTTTAGTTGTGCTCCCATCAAAGCGTGATTAGTACATTGATAAAATAAGGTTGGAGCACCTATTGGCACAGTTATTTCTGTATAAGCACCAGCTTGTCCAGCAGTTCCATTTGTAGTTACACCTGAAGTATATTGTGTTGATTTATTAGCATCCTCATAAATAGCTATTGGATGACCACCATTTGAACTGTCTGATTGATCAAATCTATAAGTTCTGCCTTCTATTAAAGTAAGGACTACATCAGCAGAGGCTGTACTTCCGCCAATAGCGTATTTGTTTGTTGAACCTTGGTTGTAATAAGGATGATTAGACGGATTACCACTTACAACAGTTACAATAAATGTAACAAGAGTTTGATCTGTATCAATGCCACCCGTTCCAACTACGCCAGTAACGGAAACATTCGCAGTACCACTAACTGCCTCGTCACCTAAGTTAACAGTTCCTGTAACTGCATCTTCAACTACTTTAGCACCAGCAGCAGCTAGTACGTCACCTATGCCACCAGTGCTTGACACACCTGTTGGCAAGACTGTTATTGAAGGAAGAACAGTAGCCGTTCCTATTGCACCAGTTGCAGAAAGTCCAGTTTCTACAACAGTGGAACCAGCAGAAGTTCCTTCTTCTCCTAAAGCAGAAGTTCCTGCCACACCAGTGACGGAAAAAGAACACGTTCCAGATATAGAAGCATTGCCTGTTGCACCTGTTCCAGCATTGCCTGTTGCACCCACAACAAATTCTGGAAAAGCTTGACCATTTCCTACTGCTGAAGTGCCTGCTACGCCAGTGAGAGAAACGACACCAGTACCAGTTTCTGTCGTGTTGCCTACTGCTGAAGTACCTGTTGATCCAGTGGCAACTGCAACAGAACCACCATCAGAAACCACATTGCCTAATGCAGTAGTTCCTTGTAATCCAGTTTCAACAACAGTTATACTTGCAAAAGCAACTTCGTTTCCTAAAGCAGTAGTACCAGCAACACCAGTTGGTGTAACTTTGGCGGTTCCAGTTTCAACTGTATTACCTAGTGCAGAAGTTCCAGCTAAACCAGTTTCAACAACAGTAATGTTCGCAAAAGCAACTTCATTACCTAGTGCCGTAGTACCAGCAACACCAGTAACTTCAACGGCTAGAGGAGCGTTCCACGCTCCCTCACCCCATGTGCCTCGACCCCAACCAGTAATGTTCGCCATTGGTTAGCCTTTTGTTAGGCTATTCTAATAATAGCGTTTGATGCGTCTGCTGTTGGAAATTGAATTGTAAAAGTGCCTGCTGTTGATGTTTTATTAGATGTAAAATCTAAAACAGCAACTGCTTTGTTACTATCAGAACTATTATAAATTAAAGCACCCATTGCAGTAATTGTTGCAGTAGTAAAACTTAAATCAGCAAAGTCTGTAATAGCAGTTGTTCCAGAAGTAGATGGATCTACTCTTGTTAAAGTTCCACCACCAGTTGCATAGGTTCCACTAGAGGCAACTTCACCAGTTGTAACAAGTGCAGTTGTTGTTGCTCCTAATGTTGCTGTTGTTGATGATTTTCCGCCACTTCCCTCTGCGAAAAGTGCTAACTTAAAAGTGTCCCCACCTGAGTTTTTAAAATTGTGTACACCTTCTAACAACTCTTTCTTGAAGGAAGTACACATTGCTTGTGCTATAGCCATATTAGAGTCTCCTTATATATTCAGCCATTTCCTTGTGACCACTTGATCGCAAGGCTTGAATGATTGTACCACGCTCTTCCTTTCTTGCCAAGAGAAGATAATGATGGATTATTCCTTTAAGTTGTTCCTTGAATAATTTAGCTTGTTGTTTTAAATGTGATGGTGCATCTTCTGATACACTTGCAATTTTTTCTACGGCTAAATCTGCTATCTGTTCGTTACTCAAACCTCCTTGTTCTGAGGTTTTTACAACTACACTTCCTAATTGTGATACATTGACATTAAACATCTTTTTTCTCCTCGTAAGTTACTCCTGGTATATCTTCTCTTCCAATAATATTTGGTAATGCATCTAATGGCTCTGGTGGTTCTAGTTTTGATTTTTTTGTAATTAACATACTGCCATTTGTTACAGTAGATACAAGTGGATCATCTAATCTATGATATCCATATAACTTTTGATCCTCTGGTACATTCATATCAAGTAAAGATGAATTGTGAGCTATGTTAACTTTTATTCCTTTTGAGATAGCAATAGCTAACCAAAACTCACAACAAGCTCTGCCCGCTTCTGCAAAATTAATTGCCTTGTGTGTAAAATCAATTCCATACAAATGTAACTCTGAAACTTCTTGTGCTATTGCATACGCAAATGAATAAGCAACAGTATTATTTAAATAAGCATATCCAGTTTTTTGAATTACTTCTTGTAACGGAAACTCTACAACGTCTGGACATCTTTTATCTAGAGTGCAACTAAAAATAGGAATGTTTATCTTTTGTTTTAATCTATCAGCCATAATGTTAGTTTGTTTACCAGCATTAGGTGTGTCAAGAAATCTTGACGGTGGATCCATCATAAAACATTTGTCATGATAAATAACGCCAGACATGGAGTTTATCGCCCAAACTTCATCAAATTTTTCACTTCTTATCTTAGCTAAAATGTACTCTGAAAAACTATTGCCTAAACCGACAATAGCTATGTTTTTATTTTTCATCAAGTCTTCGCTTGTCTTACTTGTCCATCTCTGTATTCGTCTGAATAATTTCTGCCCTCTGCAAAAGTCTTCAAACGACTAATTGCCTCAGCATACCGCGAATTATATAGTTGAATCAAGTCATTTTCACCTTTCATAAAAGTATATGCCTCTATAAGACAAGCGTATAAAAGAGCGTCTGGTGCATTTGTACTGATCCATGTTGTTCCAGAATCATCTGTTGTTAATGAAGCTGGTCTGTAATAATAGTGTATCTCAACAGAATAATTACTATCTGGTGTTGGTGCAAGAATAAAATTGTTTACATCAAATTGTGCATAATAGATTGGAGATCCAGTTGTAGCTGGGTTAGCTGTGTACTCTTGAATAAAATTAACATCTTTATGTAGTAAAAAAATATTCTCACTGTTTTTTACATAAGACAAAGAGTTAGACGCTAAAAAATCAGATGGTTTTTGTAAAAATTTATTACCACTTGTCATAACTCCAGTGACATTTTTTATAAAATAATCTAAATCAACTGATTTAAATATTCGCTCCTCTGCATTTTTTATAAAAAAATCTAATTCGCCTACAAAAGTTGTTTCATCGTTCTCTGTCCAATCTTGTATAGATTGTTTTAATGTAGTTAATGTAAAACTCATGATGTACTCACTGTCACTTCTCCAAGACTCGATGTAGCCTCAAAGCTTGTTAATTTTTTACCTATTATACCATCTCCTGAATTTGTGTATACCACAAAAGATACTATGTCTGTGTCTTGATTAGGTCTAGGTTCATATAATGCTGTAGGATCTGGACCTGGATAGTTAGGTTCTAACTGTGGGTGTTTAGGTTCGTACTCGTCTGGACCTACTTTTAAACCGTTCCATTCTTTTATCATATCACGAAGACGATAGCGAAACCCAGATCTGTCTGAGTACCCATATGCTCTTCTGCCACTTGCATACCTAGCCATTAGTACCTCAAGTATGATATGTTTGGTGTTAGTTTAAGTGGTGTGCTATTTGCATCCTCTGACATGGCTCTTTGAAACTCTTCTTCGTAAATACTTTTTAGTATTTGTATTCTATCTGGTGCTTTCTTCACAGATATGTAATATGCAAGTCCAGCCGCCATACATGGTAAAAATCTAAAAGGTGCGTCTGTTGTATTAACTAAACTATCTGCATCTTGTATTCTTCTTACATAGTAGTATACCAATGTGTATGATTTATCTGGAGTTGACCATAATGTAATCGTGGGAGTGGTTTGTCTATCAAAAAAATACTGACTTGGTTGTCCACTATTATCTTTGTTTGGTATCCTTAAATATTCACCACGACTCATTTGTGTGAGTGTAAAGTCTGTACCAGAACTGTTTCGTAACACAACTTCTAATAGATCCACAAACTCACTAGACAAAGTATATGTAGCCGTGCCAGACGTAACTGCTTTTGTTTCTTGTGTTACAGTCCACAAGTTAAGTCCTCTGTTTGCCCAGTCAGCAAACATAAGATTTAAAGATCTTCTTGCAGTTCTAGCATCGTAACCAGTTCTCATCTCTAAGCCACATCTCTCGTATGCCTCTTCGATAAGTTCCGCTACATCTAAATCAAAATCTCTTGAGCTTGAAGTTGCCATTACTTCTTCTTTCTTCTTAATGCTTTGACTCTTCTAGGAGCGCCTGCTGGTTGACCTAGACGATTCTTTTGTCTTATTCTACTTCTTTTTTCTGTTGCTGTCATCTCCTTAGTAGTCTTCGGAGTTTTTGAACTAATTCTTTTACTCGGTCTACAATAAGGCGTACCCCTCTTCTCACCTTTTTGACGACCACATTTTTTGCCCGTTTTAACATCTTTCCAGTCCTCCTTGAACCATCGTTTTAAAGCTAGACCTTTTTTTGTTTTTCTTACAGCCATTATGAATACTTTGTTTTCTTTCTTCTAGCAGACATTATGGCACCACAACCTCTAGCTATGTTTTTATTTTTTGACTTTCTTTTGGTCATTTTAACAACTTTACCCTCTTTGGCAGTCATTGTTTCTTGTTTTACTTTTTCGATAGCGGCATTTAATCCACCACCCATTGCTTTCTTTTTCTTTTTACCACCAGTTCCGTAGTTAGCTGCACCAACTTTTCTACATTTTGCAATAGCACCTGATGCATAAGCTGATGGAAAAACCTTATATCTGGCTTTTACTTTGTGATAACATGCGTCTTTAGGCATAATATTTTCCTTTCATTATTTTCCAACAGGTACACATCCACTGTCTTTTTTTACATCTAAGACAAACCTTTTGAGGTTCACCTCTTACTACCTCGCCTTTTTTTAGAGGCACAATGTGCTCTTTCAGAAAACCCACGAGGTCTGGCACAATTGATTTTCCTCTTCCTCTTGGCACTCCACTTCCTTTTACCTGGTGCTTTTGTTATTTGTTGGGACATTGATCCCCGCGAGATTGCCATCAATCGTCTTCCTATTAATAAAATCTATCCACAAAGTATGAATCATTTTGTGATTTTCTTCAACCTTTACCACAGTAACAGCAGTTCTTTTGTCTACTTCAATAAGAGTAGTAACAATCCATGCAATAGATCCCGCAACAAGAACAACAGAAACTCCATTCATTATTTCTTTAGGCTTTAACATTTCCATCTTCTCCTTGCTTGTCTTAAACGGCTATTAGGATTTTTTGCTGCTTTTGGAAATTTTTTCATTTGACCTGCACTTCTGGCACAAAATGACTTTCTCCTTTTTGCAGCTTTACTACCCTTCTTAACTTTACCAGTTACAGCAGTTTTTAATTTACTGCCTGGATTATCTCTTCGATAACGAGCAACCCCCGCCTTTGTCATTCCCGCTCCAGATTTAGTAGAACGAAAATACTTTTTGGTTTTAGGAGGTTGCTTGTCTGGTTTTCTAGCCATTACGATAAAAATATAGTGAGCTTATTACCACTGCCCGTAAAGGCAGACAGATATGCACCACTCTCTGCTAATATACCATTATCTGGAATATTAAGAGTGTGTAATCCAGTTGGAAAACTTTGCACTATTAAGTTACTTCCACCATTACCATCTGTTATGGTAAGAGCGCCCGCAGAATTACCAAATACTACTATTTGTCTTATTCTTGATCTTGCAGGCCCTATGATAGCAGCAGCATCCCCTTGATCTACATTAAAGGCTTTTACGTCAGATCTTGTTCCAGCCATTTATACCTCCTATTATTGGTCAGCAAAAGCTGGAGCGTCTTCAGAAACAACATTACCCCAAATGTAATAATTAGTGCTGTCTTTAGCCACAACATTTATTTCCATGCTGCCAAAATCAGTTAATGTTAATTTTGAGTTAGAACTACCGTTTGCATAAACAGAAACATTATCTGCATTTGTGTCTAAATGTTGAACATTACCTAGAAAAAAGTTGGTATTACCAGGAGTGACAATTATTAAATTTTCTGCCTCCTCTGCTGCACCTGCATAGATAAATTTAAAAGTTGCTCCTGCAACTGGTGCTGGTAAAGTTATTGTTCTGTTAGATGCAAGTGCTGGAACGGCTAAAACTCTTCCACTATGTGTAGCGTTATCAAGAGTTTTATCTTCATCTCCTAATGCAACTGGTGCATCACCCATAGTGATGACTTCTGTAATTGTTCCAGTAGTAGCATTTTTGCTGATTGTTTTAATTGTGCTCTCAGATCTAATTGGACCTGAAAAAGTTGTATTAGCCATGTATGTCTCCTTGTCTTGGCAATTGTCGAAGTTAATTCTTCGTCAAGGTTTTCTTTATTATACATAAAAAAAGGGTGACTGCAAAGAGCCACCCCAAAAATATGCGTATTTTTTATTAAGCTCCAGGTGAACCAAATAGTGAACGAGGATCTGAGAAGCCGAAAGAGTATCTCTCTCTTGCTTTATATCTCATGTTTCCTGTGTCAAAGTCTGGATCCATAGCTGTTGCCATTGGCATTCTTTCGAAATGCTTAAGACCATTTGGTGCATCTGTCTTAATGAAAAATGCATCTGTGTCAGTTAGATAATCATTGATGACATAGCCTTGAGGTAACATTCCCATGTTTCTCATTGCGTTAGCATCATTATCTGCTGTTCCAGGTCTTAAGTTAGAGTTTAACAATCTCTCTGCGACAAACTGTAGTTGTCTTGGAATAATTAGTTTCATTCCTCTTAGAGCGATAATTAATCCTCTCTCATCCACAAAGCCTGCAATCTTAATCAAAGCATCCTCTAAAGATGTTTCGTTTAAGTCTGCTGCGACAGTTGGCTCGTTAGCAAAAGTGCCACCATTTGTTAATGGGTGATCTGTTGCTAATAATGCTTTACCATCACCACCAGCAGTTGCTCCAGCAGTAAACGCATTGTTTAATACGTTTGCAGCTTTTACTTGCTTTGTGTGTGCCATTGATCTAGCAAGTGCTCTTGTATAACGAGCAGAAAGCTTATCGTAAAGGTTATCCTCTACAGCTTCTTCTGTTATTGAGAAAGCCATTGCTACAGTCTCATGGTTATATCTTGAAGTGTAAGCTTCGTTTGCGTCATCAAATGTGACACCAGAACCTTCTTGCTTAGTAGGCGCTGCTCCGAAACCACTCAACATTACTTCTTCTTCGAATGCTCTGTCAGATGACTCAGTATCGTAGATTTCTGCATGTTGACCTTCATACCTATTATACTCCATACCAAAGAGGGCGTTTAAGCCAGGCTCTAATTCTTTGGCGAGTTGTGCTCTTGAAATAGCCATATTACACCCTCCTTAAGATGCAGTAGCGTCAGCATCCGAAGAATTTAACGCATGGTTGTTAATTTTAACTATGTATGAAACACCAGCAGCACTGTGGTCAGCATTAGTCACATCTTCGTGGATACCTAAAATCATAACCACATTTGATGTATCTGTATCTTCAGCAGTTGATATATCTAGCACGGCAGAAGAAATACCAGTTGTAGTATTACCACTTGCTCCACTTGCTATATCAGCAGTCTTGAAGATATCTGCTTTAGCAGTTGCTCTGTCAGTGTTTGTTCCATCACTTGCGATAATAAATCTCTGTGCTGGGTTATCATACACAAACCCTTTGATGTCAAAGCTAGTATTAGCTGACCCTGAACCAGGCCATGTATTACTAAACTTTAACTTGCCAGTAGTTGCATCCACATACTCACATCCAGCAAAGATACCAACTAATTGGTCTCCGTTACCAGAAGCAGATCCGATCTGAATAGTTCCGCCAGTTAATTCGGCTTTGACTGGTGAACCTTGAAAGATCGCGGAAGCATCACTAGCAATAAAGTATTGACTCGTACCTTGAGTCGCTGGACTTGAACCATGCATTCCTACAGGCTTAAATCCGAAAGCTACATTTGCATTAGCCATTTATTGCTCCTTCATTA